AGCGCGTCGGAGCGTGCGATTTCCTCTACTGTGGATCGCTGTGGATAAGTGGATAACCTGTGGTTATCTCTCCGGCACCCACCGCGGGCTGCCGCTCGCGGCCGCTGCCGACCGCACGTCTTCATCATCGCGTTCCCGGACGTGACCTAGACCGGCACGGCCCGGCCCCCACCGGCCGGGAAGAATCGAGCAGCCTTCGAGCAGGCGCCGGAGCGGGTCGATGACCCGCGTGCTCGATCCGGAGGCCACGCCCCCGCTCCCCCGCCGCCGTGGGGTGCCGTCCGATCCGGAGGAGCGCCTGCGGTTCGCTCGCGCCCTGAACCGGGAGCACCGGCGCAGCGGCCTGTCCGTGGCCGAGTTCGCGAGGCGCTCCGGGGCCTCCGAGCGCCATATCCGCCAGCTCGAAGACGGCTCCTCGCTGCCGACTGTTGCGATGGTCCTGAAGCTGGCCGCCGGCCTGGGGATCCCGCCTGGGCGCCTGTTCCGGGAGGACGAGCGGTGCCGGAAGCCGAGGGCAACGGCGGCGGTGGTGACGGTCGAGTAAACCAGCGCGGCCCCGAGAAGCCATCCCGGGGCCGCCGACCAACGCGGAGACGATGTGATGCGAAGCCTAAGCCGTGCCGCCGTGCCTGTCAACCACCCCGCTGTCCCTGGAGGATTGTGCCGATGGAAGAACGTCGTGACGTGGAAGAACGTCGTGACGAGCGCCGCTGCTTGGACTGCGCGCATCCGATCGGGGCGCACCCGGTCGCCGTCGGGGCGGAACCGGCCTGCACGGTCCCGTCGTGCCGCTGTTCGGGCTTCGACTGCGAGCTCGGGCTCGAGGCGCTGTGTCCCGAAGCGGCCGACGAAGTGGACGACGTCACGCAGGAGGAGCCCGTGACCTGGAGCCGCCTCGATGATGGGATGGCCGACCACCCGAAGTACGAGAAGTTTGGCGCGCTCCGCCTCGCCGCGCTCGGGCTGCAGACGGCGGCGTTGTGTCACTGCGCGAAGTACCTGACCGACGGCGTCATCAGCCGCGAGCGGGTCGAGGTGATCGGCGCGGCGCTGGAGCCTGGCGTCCTCGAGAAGCTGATCGCCGGGATGCTCGAGTACGGGATCTGGCAGCACCACGACGATGGCGGGTTCGTCGTGCACGACTACTTGGAGTACAACCCGTCGCGCAAGGCGGTGCTGCACGAGCGAGAGAAGGACCGGCGACGCAAGGAACAGGGCAGGAAAGCACAGCGTCGACAGCTGGTTGTGGAGCAGGCGCGTCCAGGCGGACTCCGCCCGGAATCCGAGCAGAGTCTGGGCGTCCCGGCCCGACCCGTCCCGTCCCGTAGTAAAGAAGCTTCAAAGACAGGGACGCGGCGTCCGCGCCTGCCGGCGCTCCCGCCCGTCTCGCCTGACGGCGAGCCGCCCCCTGAATCGGCCTGGAGTGGGTACAGCCGGGCCTTCGAGGCCCGCTACAAGGCCGCGCCCCTGTCGAACGCCAAGATCCGGGGTCAGCTGGCCCAGTTCGAGCGGCGGGTTCCGCGATCGGACGCCGCGGCGGTCGCTCGCCACTACGTGCAGAGCGAGGAGCGCCTGTACGTCCAGAGCCGACACTGTGTCGATCTGCTCCTGCGGGACAGCGAGAAGCTCTGGTCGGAGTGGAAGACGGGGACGCGGACGCCGGCGAGGGCCGAGAAGGCGCCGATCGAGCTCGACCTGTGACCAGTCCAGCATGAGTCCTGCAGGCGGATGGCCCGAGGAGGGGCGGATGATCAACTGGGCGGGGGACGTGGCGACGTTGGTGCTCGCGGAGCGGTGCGTGCTCGGGAACATGCTGGCCCTCGCGGAGTGGGCGGGGATCCGGCCGAAGGAGTTCTTCCTGGACAAGCACCAGCAGCTGGCCGCGGTGATCGAGGAGATCCTGACCGAGACGGTGGCGCCGGAGGGCGCGATCGTGGTGCAGGCCGGCCGACGCCTTGCGGAGCGGGACGTCCTCGAGTCGATGGGCGGCTGGCCGTGGCTGCAGGAGCTCGTTGAGGAGGCGGTGCACTGGACCGTCTCGCCAGACTGGCGCGATCTGGTCCGCCGGGCGGCCACGGAGCGGCTGAAGCGGACGATGGGCGCGCAGCTGGCCGAGGATCCGCGCAGCATGAACGTCGCCGAGTTCCAGGAGGTGCTGCAGCGGCTCGAGGAGGCGGAGGCGATTGATCAGGGCCAGGATGCCGGAGCGTTGTGGGAGGAGGAGCAGCACGTGAGGCTCGCCGAAGGCGTGATCCACACCGGGTTGGTGGCGCTCGATCAGAAGCTCCGCGGGCTCAGTCGCGGGAACCTGCTCGTGATCGGCGCCCGGACGTCCCACGGCAAGACGGCGCTGGCGACGACGCTGGCCCGGCGCTGGGCCGAACGGGGTTGGCTGGTGGAGTACGTGACCCTGGAGGAGACGGGCGGCGAGATCGGGGCGCGGTGGCTGAGCCAGCTGACCGGCGTGCGGCTGTACACCGTCCAGGCGCCGATCGAGGACGTCGTGGTGCGCGCCCAGATTGCGGATGCGCAGGCGACGCTCGCGGCCCTGCCGTTGACGGTGGTGCCGCTCACGGCGCTCGGGGAGGATCGCGTGGTCGGCGTGGTCCGGGCGTCGAAGGCTGACGTCGTGATCGTGGATCACCTGCAGCAGATCGTGGCCACGGACGTCCGCGAACCGCGCCACCAGCAGATCGCCCGGGTCCTGGTCCGCCTGCAGCAGGCCGCCCGCGCCCAGCGCAAGCTGCTCGTGGTGACGGCCCAGCTGAACCGGGGCGCCGAGACGCGGGAAACCGGACCGGAGTTGGCGGACCTGAAGGACTCGGGCGCGATCGAGGAGAAGGCGACGAAGGCGCTGATCCTGGACTGGCCGGCGCGGCGGGACTCGACGGCAAACCCGAGCCGCTTCGTGGTCAAGGTGGACAAGAACCGGGGCGGCCCGACCGGGATCGTGGAGCTCGTCTGGGATGCCGCATGCGGCCGGTTCGCGAGCCACGCGTTCCCGACGGGGCCATCGAATTCATGACCGACTGCCCAGGCTGCGGCTGGCCGACCCGCGAGGTGTGCCCGCGCTGCCACTGGGTACGCAGCGGGGCCTCGACCGGCCGGTGCGGCCCGGCGACGCTGTCCGAAAAAGCCCCGTGCGAATTGATGCACGGGATAGGCGGGGGCCGGAAGTGCTCCGCGACGCGCAGGTTGGCGTTCGGGGCCAGTGTGACCTGCGCCGAGGTGACCGAACAGCGCTGGTGTGGCGGGAAGCTCGCAGCCCGGTGGAAGTATTGACGCTGCCGATCGCGGTGATCGGATAGCGCGTTTTCACACGGACAGGAGGGGGCGATGGGGATGCGGAGGGGCTATCGAGGGCTGTCAGGCCGACCGAGCCAGAAGCTGTTGGTGCTGCGGGCATTGTACAGGAACGGCGGCGCGTTCAGCTGCGAGGTCGCCGGGATGCTGGGGCTGCCGCCGGCGTCTGTGAGGAGCCTCCTGCCGAAGCTGCGGGCCGCCGGGTTCGTGGCTGGCGAGCGGTGCCGGACGCCGGGCTACCGGCGCTTCGGCCGGTTCGTGTGGCGGTTGAGCGACGAGGGGCGGCGGATCGCCCGCGGGCTCGGGCTCCGGTGAGCTCGTGTCCTGAAACCCTCGAGCACGCCGTGTGCACATTTCCTCGGTAGGACAACCACTTCCCGAGGAGGAGGACGACATGGTGACGGTGGAACGAGCGAGACGGCAGTCTCGGAGTCAGCAGCTCGATGTGCTCGTGCCGACGCTGGCGGATCTGCGCAGCTGGCCGCTGTACAGGGCCGAACGCGAGGCCCGGCGGCTGCTGCGGGAGGGGACGGAGGCGGAGATCCAGGCGCTGCTCGCCGAGATCGCCCAGGACGCCGCGTGGCGCCCGGAGCCGGTCGATGGCCTTCGGACCGATGAGATCGCCCAGCCTGGAGGCCGCAGGGCATGAAGGCGGCGCTCTACTGCCGGGTCTCGACCGACGGCCAGAGCATCGCGAACCAGCGCCTCGAGCTCGAGGCCGTCGCCCAGCGCCACGGATGGGAGATCGTGGCGGTGTTCGAGGACGAGGGGATCAGCGGCGCCAAGGGTCGGGACCAGCGGCCCGCGTTCGACCGACTGCTCCGGGGTGTGGCGCGCAGGGAGTTCGACCTGGTGGCTGCGTGGAGCGTTGACCGCCTGGGTCGCTCGCTGCGTCACCTGCTGGAGTTCCTCGGCGAGCTCCAGGCGAAAGGTGTCGACCTGTACATCCACCGGCAGAGTGTTGATACGAGCACGCCTGGTGGGCGGGCGCTCTTCGGGATGCTCGGCGTGTTCGCGGAGTTCGAGCGGAGCCTGATCGTCGAGCGCATCAAGGCGGGAATGGACAGGGCTCGAAAGCAAGGCAGGAAGTTCGGCCGGCCGAGGGTGCTGGTGGATGTCGGGCGAGCCCAGCTGCTCATGCGCGAGGGGAGGTCGCTTCGACAGACGGCGGCGCTGCTTGCGGTTGCACCAAGCACGCTGAGCAGTGCGCTCCGCTCGAAACCCCCAGCGGTCGCGGCGACGCAGGCGTAAGTTCTAACAGCACAGCGGTCGTCTGGCGCTGCTCATGGCGGTGCCGAGCGGCCGCTGTCGCTGTCTCGTAAGACTTCCACACCTTTTTCGCACAGAAAATCTGCGCAGGGCCTTGCGAGGACGCATCAAGTTTGCTGACGTAGCAGCATGGGCGAGCGGCGCGAGGTGGCCGAGCGCATCGGAGCGCGAGCGCGCCAGCTCCGCATCCGAGCCGGGCTGACGCAGTCGGAGTGGGCGGCTCGTGCGGGCGTCGCTCGGCAGCACGTGCACCGGCTCGAACGAGGCGCGCATGTCCCGTCGTTGCTCGTCCTCGGACGCCTGGCGAGTGCGCTGGGCGTCCCGGTCGTCGAGCTGGTGAAGCCACCGGAGCGGCTCCGGCTGATCGACCGGGTGCGGGCGAGCCGGCAGGCGTGCGAGCGGCTGCTCAAGGTGAAAGAGCGGGCGGTCCTGGCGACGGCCCACGAGGAGAACTGAGCGATGCGGTACGCGTCGAAGGCGGGCGAGTTGAAGCAGATCACCGAGCGCGTCGACCAGCTCGTCACGCAGGGGCTGCTCGCGGTCGACGGGGCGAAGACGCCGGCGATCCAGCAGGAGGCCGACGCGCTCGACGCGAAGCTGTCAGGGCTGCTGGCCGACGATCCGGGGCTGGTCGACGCCGAGCTCGATGATCTGCGCGTGGACGGCGTCGATCCGCTCGACGAGGGCTGGTCCCGGGCGCAGATGGCCCTGCGGCAGGCGCGGGCGCGGGTGCGGGTGCTCCAGGAGCGGGGCGCCGAGCTCGAGCCGCTGCTGCGGTCGACGATCGTGCCGGACGACCGGGCCCGGACGCGGCTGCGCGAGATCGAGCAGGAGCTCGAAGACCACGCGGTGCCGGCCGTGCGGAAGCTCGAGGCCCAGATCCGGGCGATGAAGGCGGCGAGGGCCGCATGATCACGGGCCGGAAGATCGGCGAGAGCGGCGTCCAGGATGTCGTGGCGCGTGGGGAGGTCGTGGCGCTGGTGAATCGGTACGCGCTGCGCGAGCTGCGGCCGGACCAGGTGGGGATCTACGAGGCCGAAGCCTGCAACGAGCTCCTGGATCGTGATCAGGAGGTGTTCAGCCGCGAGCTCCTCGATGATTTCCGCGACACGCTGCCCGGGAAGTCGCTGCTGATGGGGCACGCCTGGGGCGACGTGGGAATCGGGCGGGTGATCGCCGCCCGGATCGACGACAGCGCGGGCTACTGGCGGCTGATGGCGACGTTCTACCTGCTGAAGGAGACGGACGGCGCGCTCTGCGCGAAGTTGGACGGCGGCGTGGCCTGGGCCGTGTCGATCGGGTTCTACGCGCCGTCGCGGGTCGTCGGTCAGGATGACGATGGCCGCACGATCGGCGTGTACGAGCGCGGCCCGAACGGCGAGCGGGGGGAGGCCCTCGAGCTCTCGCTCGTGTTCCTCGGCGCGCAGTACAACGCGGAGGTCCTGAGCGCGAAGTCGGCGGGCCGGAAGGATCGGTGCGGGCGCGACGCGTTGACGTGTGAGATCGAGGCGGACGTCCTGCAGCGCTCGCTGTGGGCGGTGAAGGAGCTTCAGGATCAGTGCCGCTTCGATCGGCCCGGACGGCCGCGGCGTCTCGATCTGAGCCTGGTCGAGCTCGCCCAGAAGCGGGCAGCGCTCGAGACGCAGCTGCTCACGGCGTGCCGCGGGAGGCGATGATGCTGGACTTCTGGCCGGACAAGAGTCGCGAGCGGGTCACGACGGTGGCGGAGCGCCGGGGCGTCGGGACGGGGCCGGATCCTGTCGTGCTCCGCGAGCGGGCCGAGCAAGCGGCCCGGCAGCGCGAGGGCGAGGAGCGCGCCGCGGCGGAGGCGGCCGATCGTGAGCAGCGGCGTGCGGACATCCGCCGACGCGTCGAGGAGCAGGTCGGGGCGTTGGGCGTGACGCTCGAGCTCGGCGAGACGACGCTGAGCTTCGTCGTCCGCCCGACGCTGGACCACGAGGCTCGCGAGCGGCTGGCGGTGGCCCTGCAAGGGGTGGTCAGCGCGGCGCTCTCGTGGCAACGGGCGCGGGCGGTGGCGGTCAGCTACCCAGAGCTCGAGCAGTTCGCCTACGAGGAGCGGGGCTGGGCCGGCGAGCTGGCGCGGGTGGTGGCGGCGCTGCAGGCGGAGCGGCTGGTCGAGGTCGTGGAGCACTAGCGATGGCGAGCGCGAGGTCACTCCTCTGGCGCCAGCGGCCCGATGCCGGGCTGGCCAGGGCTGCAGCGCGAGATTGCCTCGGGGCGGATCACTTCCCCTTGCCCGTCCCGGATCTCCTCGATGGTGGTGGCGTGACGTGCCTCGGCGGACGCCGGCCACGGTCCGCTGCCGCAGGTCGCGGGCGCGCCCGGTGTGCCGCTTCCAAATCCTTCTCGCGTAGCCCGGAGGCCCGGTGATGGGCTCGTTGAAGGATCGGCTTGACGGGTGGCGGCCTGGCGATCCGCTGCCGCCGCTGACGCCGGCCCTGCGTGACGGTGTCGAGCCCGCTGCGCCGATCTCCGACTACCGACGAAGGGCCGGCCGGCGCGGTGGCACATACCGGCGTGGGTCGTACGTCAGCGCTGGGGCCAAGGCCGCGGAGCGCCAGCTGCAGGAGCGGCTCGACACGATCGCGGCGGAGAAGCAGGCGCGCTGGCACCAGATGCAGGTGGCCGCGGTGCTCGCGGTGATGGCCGCGTGGCAGGCCGAGGAGTTCGAGCGCACGCACGAGCGGGTGACGGTCCGGACGGTGATCCGATCCGAGAAGGCCCCGTTCGACATCCTCCGCGTGGAAGAGCGCCAGGAGTGGCGGCGCGTGGCGCCGGGGCCGCTGTCGGAGGAAGAGCTCGAGCAGATGCTGTCCGGGCCGCTGTCGGAGGAGGAGCTGGTGGCAGTCCGAGCCGTGGCCCTCGAGCCGGCGCTCCGGCCGTGGGTGACCATGCAGGCGTGGGCCGAAATCGTGCAGGCCCTGATGCCCGCCGAGGCGCCGGCGGTGGAGGCGACGCCGGCGCTGCTGGCGCTGCGGCGAGCGACGGATCCGCTCCGGGCGATCGCCGCCGGCAGCGCGATCGCCGAGGAGGCGCCCGTGCTCGAGGCGCTGGTGGCGCAGGCGGCCGAGGCGTGCGAGGCCCGCTGGTCGGCGCGTCAGCAGGCGGCGCGGGCCTTCTGGAGCGATCCGGAGGCGCGGGGCAAAGCGGCGGCGCGGGTCGGCGAGCTCACGCGGGCGGTGCAGGCGCTCAGGTGAACCGCGGGCGCGTGAAGCCGGAAGGGCGGATCGGCCGGGCGCGGCCGCTGCTCCCTCGGCGCCTGCAGCCGGTTCACACGCATCGCTGCGCCGGCTGCGGCGCGTCGTGGGCGTGCCGGCTGGCCTGCGTCGAGGCGGACTTGCTCCGGCCGGCGTGTGGCCAGTGCCTCGTTCGCGCCGGCGCGGCGGGCGGCCGGTGAGCCGGACGGGATCGCGCC